TCAAGAATTGATTTAAATATCTTGAGGTTGTTGTGGAGTATGGATAAGATTTGTCAAGTGTTACATTCCCATCACTATCAAAATGAGCCATAATGGTTTGATAACTTTGGAAAGTGGATTCTTGACCATTTACTATTACTACTTGATTAACTGCGTTGTTACCTTGATTAGTTTTTAGGTGATATGTTTTAATCATTTTATTTACTCCTTTGTTAAGTTATTAACCCCTTAAATACTCGTATAATGTGCCAGTATCGTTATCTGGAATATAAGATAATCTCGCAGAAAATATAGAGATATTATGTTCTCTACATAATTCAACTTTTTCACTAAGCTCTAAACTATTCCAATAATCATGTGCTTCGTTCCATTCTAATTCGCTCCAATGATCCTCATTTACTACTGGATAATCCTTCATTCTTTTTTCAATATCCAGAGCTTCTAGATGTTCTCTGGTATTATGTTTAACCGCTATCATTTCCCACCAACCACAAGCCCAATGTCCAAACCTTAAAATTTTAACATTGAGTGAATCCTCACCGTCTAACTCATTCATAGCTGATATAAAATTAGATCTTGTAAGTGTATCTGAGTCTCTATTCTGTGTTAACAAACAACGCCACTCACCGAATTCTGTTTCCCCCATGTAGTTGTCTAGACTATCCCAACCGCTTGGGTTTTTAATTATGTCGTTTACTAATTCCATTTTATTTACTCCTATTTTATTATTAGCATCAAGGTTGTAATTAACCTTATTGAACCCCTCAGATCAAGCCTGAGGAGTTCTAAAGATTAACTATTTTTAAGATTAATAAGTGCTTTGATTTTCTTTACAGGTTCTAAACCAACTTCTTTTAGCTGGGTGTTAACCTCATTTTTTAATCTTTTAATCTCTTTTGCTAATTTTGGATCTATACTTTTTAGATTGAGTTTATAATCTTTCATTTTTATTTATCCCTTTCAATATCGTCAAATAACCAGAATAATTGTGGAAGACCTAAGCCCACCAATAATAAAACTGAAATAATAATAAAAATCGTTTCGATCATTTTGTTAATTCCTTCCCTTAAAATTTTCCCATGTAGTTGGTACTGCGAACAATTCCATACCGCTTACGTTTTCGAGATCTTCAACTTCTAAAGCATCAATAAAATTGTAAGTATCTATAAAACTATTAAACACTTTTTTATTGAATAGATGCTTTCCTTTTGCGTCAACAATTTTGTATTTTTCAGTCATGTTGTTACCTCTAAAAAAATTAATAGATACAACTTAGCTGGAACAATACACGCTTTTTTTAAGATTGCAAGCATAAAGTGTATCCACCTGGAAAAAATTAATCACCATTGAATAGAGCATGGTCATTATAAAAGCAAAAAATATAAATACCCCACAAGAAGGAAGCGTCCACAATAAACTTACAGCTAACTAATGATCAACTTTTAATTCTTGATGAACTGTTGGTGGACTGTTGGTTAACAGCTGGTGGACTGTTGGTTGGAATGATGAACTAATGATGAACTGTTGGTTAACAACTGGTGGACTGTTGGTTAACAGCTGGTGGTTTGAAGCGCGGCAATTAATGAACGCGCACGTGTGTAAATAATGAACGCGCCCGCGTATTTAATGAACGCGCACGCACACGCGCACACGCGCGCGAGGGGGGGTTATTTTTTTTCTGCCTACAGCGATACCCACTCACATTTTTCTAATAAAACTTTTGGTCAACTTGAGTTTCCTCAAAGTATTCCTCGCATTGATAGAGAAACTCTGCCAATTCTTCCTCTGGATCAATCAGACGGATCACTACATCCATTCCACCGCCTTCCCATTGGATTTCTTTCTGCATTTAAAACTTACCCTAAGCTAACTAAAGCCCCCTAATAGGAGGCTATAGTCAACTCTAACAGCTAATAAGTCCTAAGTTTAACAGGCTTCTGTTTAGGTTTTTTCTTCCTTACTTTAGCTTTGGGTTTAGGATTAGGATAACCTTTTAGTTTTGGCATGGTTTATAGTCCTTTATGATTACGGATTTCTCCCTTGTTGGAATCATAAGGAAAACGAGTAGAAACTTTTCGTACTCCCTTATTTTTTACTGTCATCGGACTTGTATCTCGTGGCGATGGCACAGGATTACGTCTCCCAAGACTCGAATTGAAGTCCTGGGAAGCGGTGTTTCCGCTGATTTTCTTTGCATCTCTCATTCTTGTGCTCCTTCTTTTTGTTAGGAATTATTCTAGTTCGGTACTGCTTATCTTCTCGAAACATCTTGTTTACTACTTGTGATTCAATCTCATACTTATCTTTCTTATATATGATTCTCATTATGCTTTTCTGCCATTTAAAGGAACGCATCCCATATTGAGATTTTTAGGTAGTGACTCCTTTGGTATTTCTTTTATTTTCTGTATACATTTTTTCTCACTGTCGAAAAATTCCATAATCTCTACTTCTATAACATGAGGTTCTGGAGTTAGAGCTAACTTAACAAATAAAAGTAGCCACATTATTTTCTTATAACCTTTCTACTTTATCATATTTTAACCCACACGTGTTCGTCTTCTTGACTCACTTCAGCGGTATTCATAAATGATTTTATATTTTCTTCTAGTTCTTCTACTCTACGGTCATTATAGGCTATCACTTCATCAGCAGCCATTTGTTCTACCCAATAATTAACTCCCATAGCAAGGACATCTATTCTATCATCATACTGAAGGGACCCTTTATCTCTTGTAAGACGAGTCATTTGATAGAATAATTGTCTACGAGGTTCTTCTTTATTCTCCTCATAGTCTCTTTCAGCTTCAGTTAAACTTATAATCAACCTATGTTGATTCATTATAGGCTCTAATACATCTATAATTCGTGCTTCTTTCTGCTTAGAGTGCTTGATTTCCTCTACATTACACTGGTGAAACTGGTTTAATACAGGTTTAAATAGCTCTGTATACATACCATCACCAAAATTAGCCTCAATTTCTATGGTATTTACCTTATGAGCTTGGGCTATTAGAGCTAATTTGCGTAATGTAGGCTTATCATAGCCACCTTTGAGTCCACCTATGGCTAATACGAAGATTTTACCGTTCAATATCTTAGTAATAACGTATCCTGTCTCGTCAGCACCTCTACCAGCAGGATCTATGTGCATCGCAGCACCAGTATACTCGTAGTAATCCGCAGAAACCTCGAAAGGTTTATAGAAATAGTCTCCTGATAGACCAACCGCAGGTAAATCCATGAGTTCATCTCTAGCCCATTGGATTCTCCCAGGAGCTTTTTCAGTATTTAAAGGGATTATAAGTAAATCCCTGAGTTTAAGTGGGTATCTCTGGTCATCTTCACCAGAAGTATCAAGCATAAACTGTAAGGCAAACCCTGATTTACCATAAGATGCTTCTCTTTCTACTAAATCTAGGTCATCAAACCTGAAGGGGTCTGTAGGCTCTCCTACGGTCTTTTCTAAAGTAGAGATGAATGGGGCTAGCTTAGCTCCATAAAACGTCTTTAAACGGCTCTCAGGCATCCTAGCGGGCCATATACGACACTTGTACCCTCTAGTCTGGAGATTAGTATAAAGACTCTCTTCAACTTGAGGTGTTCCTAAGTAGACTATGCGTCCAACTTTAGGCATAACTACAGCATCAAACTCTTTGACTACTTCTCCTAACTTATCTCTCATTACTTGAGTAAGAGCATTACTTAGAACTTCAACATCATCAGCAACAATAATATGAGCACGAGAACCTACGATTTGACCAGTGATACCAACAGACTTAACACTAGGAGCATGGGAAGCACGACTAGGGGCAACATCAAAAGCAACATTAGAGCTTCTCTGATCCTCTCTTGCCCTGAGATGTTGGAGGATAGGCATTTCATGAATGATTCTTTTAGTAAACGTAGAAAAGTCATCTGACCTCTGTTTAGATGCGGATACTACTAGGAACTTTAATTGAGGATCACATAGAAGTTTCCAGACAACAAATGCTGAAGTAATCCAAGATTTACCTACTCCTCTGAAAGCCTGAATAATAAGTCTTTTAGGTCCACTTTGAAGATAGTCAGCAATATCATATTGTATTGGGGTTGGTTCAGGGAGAGCTAAATGTTTCCATGCTAGATACAGAAAGTTCCTGAAATCAGCTTTAATTAACTCTAGGTTAGTCATCTAAGTCCTTATTTATCTTTAATTCCTAATCTAGTTCGGATGCGAGGATCATGTCTTTCAAATCCTCTGTCTCTGTTTTCTTTTAGCCATTTAGCAGTTCTTTTTTTGCCTTGTGCAATTACTAATGTTTG